TTCCCGTCAAAAGGCTCTCGCCAATGTTCGAGTTCGCAACCACTATATACTAGCATATCACCTACTTCAAGCAAGACTTTTGTGCCTTTTGGAGCATTGGGCTTGTGTATGTTTTTATACTCATCTATGACATTGTTAGATCCTGTACCATCGATAAATATAGGCCATGGATCTCCACCTAAGTTTAAAGTAGTAGATATCTCACAAGAAGGTCTATCTTTGTGTCTTCGTAACTCATCACCTTTTTTATATGCTCTAGCATAAGAATAAGTAGGTATTAAATCTAAGCCTGTGTGATATTTCATTACAGGCAACATCTTAACTAATAATGTATCCATTACAAAATCACCATAACAAGAGAATGTATTTGGTATCTGTTGATCGGTCCATGTTCCAAGTATCGGGGACTGTGAGTGTAGATTATTTTTATACATAAATCTTGTTGCATCTCTTTTAAGCAAAAAATAATTAAGTATAAAATTAGCCATGTCATAAGATAGCGCCTTCTTAATTACTTGATATTTGTGATCTTTAAACATTAAAGCCTTTCTGTAAAAAATTAAATGATACTGATATTCTTATTTCATTACTTAAGTTTGGTTCAACACAATGCCAAAGCCACGCTGGAAATATAACTATTCTACCTTCTAACGGATCTACACGAACTTCTCTCCATAAATGTGAAGGTGGTTCTCCTTCTTTTCTTCTAGGCATAACCATATGTGCTGCAGATCTTGGTTCATTAAATATTATCTGTCCAGAGTTTTTAGGTGCTTTAATATAATATACACCACTAAAGTGACTGTTAGGATGTAAGTGTGGCCTGTTGTATCCACCTGGAGGATTTATATTAGCCCACATGTTTCCCATAAAAGGATCGCTTTCTAACCACTCTTCTTGAAATACTTCACTCTGCATTTTAAATAATTCATCAACTAAAGGTTTGAATACTGGTATTTCATGCATATTAGTTTGACTATGCCAGCCATTCATATTAGTTCGTTTAACTCCTTTGTCCTTATCAGCCCAGGCAAGAACTTCTTTTTCAAAAAGTCTATTATCTAGATTAACATCTTTAGCGTATATAATAGTTGGAAAGTATGCAGCTTTGATCATTATCTAAAAGGCGTGCCTCCAAACCACATGACTAAAGATTTTCTGTTACCACGTATAACTGGTTTAACTCTATGTCTTATAAATGATGCAAAAAATATTGCATGCCCTTGTTTTATTTTTGCAACTTTACCTTCAGTCATTAATTCTAAATCTCCACCTTCAAACTCTGATTCTGGAGATAGTAAACAAGTCATAGATATTTTTCTTACAGGCGGCTCATTTGCACAGTTAACATCATTATCGACATGCCAATCATAAAATCCACCTTCTGGGTATTCTGTGTATTGTGCCATTTCATTGATAGTCATTCCATCAAAACCAAAATGATTACCATTTGTTTGTTTCATAATTTTTTCTATGTCTTTATACATGTCAGCCATTTTTTTAAATGGTATCCAACTAATGTGTGAGGTTCTTGTTTTAGTATCATAGACTCCACCTTTATCACCGTTATCACTTCCAACTTGTGCATCCTTCCTAGGTTCTGTACGTCCTGCTTCAATTATCATTTGACATTGTTCGGGTGTAAAAATTGGTGTAGTTGTTTCGACTATGTAAGATTTCCAACGTGGTTCTGTTATCATGTTAATATCCGTATTCTACCCATCCCGTTATTATATATTTGTCATTCGACAGAGGAGGGTTACCTCTGTGTACGTGTGTAAATTGTGAAGGCCAAACTAACATAGTATTTTTTTCAGGTTTGAATCTACACTTTTGATATAAAAATTCTGTTTCTCCACCTTCGGCTACATCATTAAGATATATCATAAAAGCTAGTATTCTATTTCTTGCTTTCATTTCAGCATTTTCACAATGCCAAAAATGATAACCCTCACCAACTTTAGTTTTTTGTATTTTAACTTCAAGTATATTATGTGTAGCTAATTTTTTTAAATACGAATATTTTTGAACATACAAAGGATATACTTCTTTAAAAAACATATCTATAAAAGGTTTGTTGTTATAAGTCATTGCAACATTAGTGTCTCTTATAGTATCTATTGCATTATCAGATACTAACATCTCATCTTCTCTTCTTGGATATACAGCACCTTGTTGTTCACATTTATTAAAATAATTTACATAATTATTTATCAATTCGTTAGACATAAAATTTTTAAACACACCTATGTGATTGTCTATATAAAATTGCTTGTCCATTAGTTAGCCCCTCTATTTTTTATTGGATCAAAATGAACATCACAGTTTGCTGCAAGAGTTCGTCTTACTTCATCTGTTCCATTAAAAGGATATACACAATGTCTCATATCATATGGAAAGATATAAAAATCTCTAAGGTCCATTGGCGGTTGATAATCTATTTTAGCAAACTGACCATTAGCTGCACCTAATATTTGAAGTCTGCCATTTTGTTGTACATGTTCTGCTGAATATTCTTTACCATAAGTTGATGGTAGTTTTAAAATCATAACACTTGATAGCCCAGTAAACAACATACCTCTATGAATGTGTGCAGGGTTGTATTCATGTTGTTTCATTTCATTAACCCAAATAGAATTAAGGTGTAGATCATAATCCCTTATTTTATTAAATGCTAAATAATGTTTAAACGTTTCCATAAAATAATTTGTTACATCTCTTGGTAACATATTATGGTTTTTCATCTTTGTTTGATCTTTCCCATGATAAAATAAAGAATGTTCTTTTTCTATTTTACCGATTAACTGATCATTAGCAGGTGCAAGATTATGATAATTAGTTTCGTAAATATAATTAATGGAATTAAATATATCTAGTGGCACTTGATATTTTAAAACCGACTGACCTAAAAATATAAAATCAAATTTTAATGTGTCCATATCTTTCTCTAATACTTTTTGGTATTTTTTCTATGTAGGGGTTATATACTTTTCTAACAGGTCCATCAAATAGTTTATGCATATTATCACCAACTATTCTATCATCATAAGATAGACCGTTTATGTTTATCTGATCTAGATTATTAAATCGATGATTAAAATAAGGCTCACCTAAAAAATTATAAATTTTTTTAAACTCTTGTTCAGGATTAATAACTATATCATCATATCTTACATAGTGACAAATATTAGAATAATTATATGAATTTTTAATTGCTTTTAAATCTTTTACAATTGCGCCGTCTTTATTCATAAGCATTAATAATTTTTCTTCATCGTTTTTACAACCATACTTATTTGGAAACGCACTTGGATTTTCTGTATACCATTTTATATAACTTGCAAACACATCCATTAAATCTCTAAGTAAAACAATACATTTAAAACCAGGTTTAAAATGTTTTTGCATTAGTTCAAAGTTTCCAGGATTACCATTTGCCATTATAGGTCCACGATCTATAATTATTCGTTGAGGCCAATGTTTGTAATATAAATTAAATATGTTATCTGATATGTTATCTAAAGATTTATGGTCTGGATAATTTAAAAACGTATCTGTTTTTTTAAGTAAAAATAATTCTTTTAATATTCCTAATGTAATAGAATTAGCTGTCGCTGCTATTTCAGGATTTTGATTCATAATACTTGCAAACAAAGTATTTCCAGATCTAGGTAATGCTACAAGAAAAAATAACTTACGATTTTGGTTTCCCATGTTGTTCAATTTGTTCTTTCTCTTTATAGCTGCTTTCTAGTTCACCAGACTTTTTAATTCTCTGTAGTGATTGTAATTGTCCCATTACATTAAATATCTCTGCTTCACTTGAGTTTTGATTTAATGTTTTAGCTTTTTCGTGATACTGCATACCATAAGATTCTAACTGATGAACGTTAACATCTTTGTCATTAAACGATCCATCGTTAAATTCTTTCTTTAACTTAGACCACATCTTAATTTCTCTCATTCTGTGTTTTGCAACTTTCTC